GTCATCATGCGCTTCATGAAGTCTTTAGCTAGAGGAGCTAGCGACTTTTTGTTTGTATTAAATTCAATTACACTGCATCGGCTGTGTAATGGTTCAATAATACGATTCTTAAAGTTGCATGTTAGAATGAAACGACAATTATTGCTAAACTCTTCAATAAAGCCACGCAGCGCTGGCATTGTTGATTGCGGATTTAAGTAATCTGCCTCATCAAGAATGACAACTTTATAGCCGCCAGTTAGCGATACAGTACTTGCAAATTGTTTAATCTTGTTGCGCAATACATCAATACCACTTTCTTCACTGCCGTTGATAAGGATAAAATCCAATCCCAACATATTGCATAGTGCTTTAGCGACAGTTGTTTTACCCAAGCCAGCAGTGCCAGCAAGTAATAGGTTAGGCAGCTGTCCTCCGCGCACAAGTTCATTGAATGTATTCTTTAGCTCTTTTGGCAAGATGCATTCATCAATTGTGCGCGGGCGATATTTTTCGACCCATAAGTATTCATCTGACTTCATGTTATTATATTATACCAAAGTGATGTGCTTGTAAACGTTTTTAATGTCTGCAGTCTCATTTTCAAATTGTGCAGCATTCTTTTTGTAATACAAACGGGATACTTTGCGTATAAGTGGTTTTGGCAACTCGAATGTTTCTGAGGCAGCGACAATGATCTCTTTAATTTGTTCGCGGCATTCGTCCATAGCTTCAAGTTGAATGCTAATTTCTTTTACTACATCAAGTAGTTCTTTCTTTGTTTTTTCGTCGGTCAAGTCAATCATAATATGTAATGTTTATAGGCGAGTGCTGGCTATAGAATATCATACTCTATAGCCAGCTGGTTTTTTATTGCGCAGCAGTATCTTCAGTTTCAGACGCAAACTTAAATTCAGTTTGGCCAGCATCAACAGTTGTTGATGTATTGGTTGTCTCAGCTGGGTTGTTTTCAGTTGCTTCATCTGCTGTTGGCATTATAGCTTTCAGCTTTTCAAACAGCCCTCCGACTACTTGAAATTCAGATGCTTCAAATGCTCCACGTCGTGAAGCGGTTGCAATGATGTTATGCATTAGGATAACATCATTCATTGTCAATGGTTGCGGTTCGTCTTGGTTCATAAGTTATGCTTTGTGGGAGGAAGATTTTTCGAGAGCAATGTAATATTGCACAGGTTGAGTTTCATTTTTCCAATGACTAATAAGTTTGCTTACATATGCAATGCTTACTGTATAATCACCTGGGATTACTTTAAGATTGGCAATCATGAATTGCAAATCAAATGTTTGCTTTTGCACGTTATCTTCATCAATGATTAATGAGAATGTATTTGACGCGCTATTTTTTGGATCAACAATGTTGAGTGTGATAACTCCATCCTCGCCGCAAATCGAGAGAACGCTATGACCTAATACGCCAGCTGCTTTACGAATTTGAGTGATTGTTTCAGCTGATAGACGCACGGTCAAGTCAGTTTGCGGCATATTAATTTTACTCTTTGGAGTTGTAAGAATGCTCTCATCAGCAAACCGATATGACGCACGGCTCTTACCAGATTTAAAGATTACGCTGCTATCGGTGACTGATAGTTCAGGTTCATTCATCAATGAAAACATGCTAATGAATTCATTAAGATCATAAATACCAAAGTTGGATGGAAAGCTTTCGCTAATCGTAGCTTCAGCCATAATGTTTTTTGCTTCGGAGATTGTCGCTAGAGGTTCACCTGCTTTAATAACCAGATTGGAATTAATGCTTGCAAAATTCTTTAGAATATCAAGTGTTGCTTGTGTTAGTTTAATCATATTGTGTAAAGTTATTATATATTGAAAAGTGTATAATGTAAATAGTTTTTATTGTTTTAACTCATAAAGAAACATCATGCTTACAATCGCGTGTGCCGTATGATGCAATCCAGATTCAGGGTCATGCGTTTCGCCTCGACGTATTGCCCAAAGATGCCGTTGTGCTGCAGCAAAATATCTGTTTTCAGCATCCTCCAACATCTTCCAGTTTTCACGTGAGTATTTGCTTTTCCCATATGTTAATGCGCGTGCCACTTCCTCAAGCGCATGTGGTGGTATTAGACTATAGTCAGGTTTTTCAGAATCGTATTTGACGCCTTGCATATGTGTTTCGTATAATACAAAACCGTAGCGGTGGATTTTCGCCCACCGCTACGGCTTCTTTTAACTTAATTAGGCATTCTTACGACCTTTGCTTGCCTTGGTAGGCTGGGCAAGGACATACTTACGCACAACACCACGACGTGTTTGAGTCTCATTCATTGCAATCGGCAACCCATGCTCAGTGCGTAGCGAGTTAACAACACGGCGAGGATCAGCAATGCCAGCAGAACGTGCTTCATCGATTGTGAACTCATGACCCGCGCTCAAGAATTCAGCGATTGCCTCTTTCTGAGTGTTGTTTTTTACGAGGCGCTTCAGTTTGTTTGTTTCAGTTTGTTTCATAACGTATTTTATTTTCTATTTGTTTGTTTGTTTGTTTGTGGTCTATTTATTACTATGTTTAGCGTAGACCGATCGCTAAAGTTTTCTTATGCAGATACCTCAGCGGTTTCAGGCTGAGCTTCTGCACCTGAGAGTTCTTTGATTTGATCACTATCAATTTTAGTGTAAAGGTCAAGAAAGGCTTCGCGTGTTTCAATCTCGAAGCGAGCAATGCACATGCTGATTGCTGCAAGGCGATCATTGAAGATGCTATATGCTTTAACAATGTGGCACAGGCGGCGTGTACTAATGAGTTCGTCCACACCCTCGGCTTCATATGTTCGGCGGATCACGTTACTCCATGCCACCAACTTATCGGTAAACTCTGAGTCATTGAGGTTTAGCGATTGCATGTGACGTGCTACGATGTCGTGCTCGACCTTAAAGGACGGATATTGTTGATCGATTGTAGCGACAAATCGCTCAATGAAAGCTTCATCAATAATAGTAGCCGCGCTGTATCGCCCATCTTCACTGCCTCGGCCTTTGGTATTGGCTGTGGCAATAACATTGAAGCCTGCTTTAGGCGTGATCACTTGCCCGATCTTTTTGATAAGAATCGGTTTGCCTTCAAGCACACCTTGTAAACACATGATCTTGTTACTGCCGCGGTCAAGCTCATCAATAAGGAGGATGCAACCGCGTTCCATTGCTTTAATTACTGGACCTTTTTGGAAAACTGTCTCGCCATTGATGAGACGGAATCCACCAATGAGATCGTCTTCATCGGTCTCTGGGCTGATTTGAACGCGGACATATTCACGCTTGAGTTTAGCACACGCTTGTTCTACCATGATGGTCTTACCGTTACCGCTCATCCCGCTGATGTATAGTGGGAAGAACATCCGTGATTCTATGATTCGTTGGATGTTCTTATATTCACCCCAGCGGACAAATGTAGGATCCACTGCAGGGATAAAAATGTCATCATTGGAAACTGACGAGACGCTAGCCGCAAGTTGAACGTGTGCAGCCTGTGGCTTAGGAGCTGGTGCAACATGTGCAACGATTGGGGAGGCCGAAAGTGCAGCAGCCATAACAGCAGCGCCGACGGAAAGACCAGATAGGTCAAATTTGCCATGTCCAACACGGCGTGCATTACCGTGAATGTTTTCACAAATTTCACGGTACTTAAGGCCATGAGCACGCCCAACCTCGTAAATTGCTTTGGATGTTACAGCACCATTTGCGTCAGCGTGGTGCTGGATGAGTTCGGCAATGGTGGCTTCAATTTTCGCTTTGTCTAACATAATGTATTTTGTTTGGTATCGGTTACAGATTTATTATAAACTATTTCTTAGGATTTGTAAATAGAAAAATGCTAAAATATTCATTTTTTTCAAGCAATAATTTCGGCAAATTTGCTCAGGAAAACACGGTTCGTTTTTTTGTCCGTATTGAACTTGGTGAATGCCTTAGCAATTTTGTTTTGAGAAGATGCACTGGTGTAATCAATGTCCTCATCAAGATCAGGATTGAATTCCTCATCACTGTTGACCGTAAGATTGTTATCGGCATCAAAGATAAAGTATGCATCAAATTTGAATCCGCCCATCACAGTGAAACACTTATCACGACGTGCAGCGTTCATTTGCGGTTTAAAGCGCTCAAGAGCATTGGCC